TTTTCTGTTTCATAGTAATATTATATTTAGACATTATCATTAGCCTCCTTTAGGGAAGTAATGATTTTGCCCCCCCCAGTTTTAAGTTTTGGATAATATTAATCATATATTTCTCCTTTTAATAAAAAAATAATATGTGTGCATACAAAACATGATCTGCATGACATAAAATATTTGTGTCAGCATACATATCAATATAAAAAGTACTCAATGTGCCTGATGAACTTAATAATTCAAAACTTGTTTCTCCACCTTTTTTGAAAATAAAAGTATAATATAAACGTGGTTCTTGTACAGAAGCACTAACACTCATTATCGCCCATTTATAAGTTTTATATCCTTCATTAAAAGGTATTGATATTGAACCATTATCTTGATCTATTTCTCCTTCCCAATAAGCTGCTACCCCCCCCAGAGAAGCAATTTCATTATTTAATTTCTGTCCAATACTTCCATTAACAATCATAATATCTCTCCTTTATAATTATCCATAAGGATATCCCCAAGAATAATCCCATCTGACGCCACCCGTATAAGATGTTCTAAAATAATTATGAATTCCATCTCCTCCATAATATAGATACTCTTTAGGCAAACATCTCACATAATCAGTTCTACCAGCTTTTTCTTTTGCCCAATTATTAAGAACATCAGTGGCTAAAACTTTCAAATCATAACCATAATCGCTGACTGTTGGTACATTTGCACTATATGCAAATTGATTAGGTTGCAAAATTACACCTGAGATAGTATTAGGAAAATTACTATTATCTACTCTATTCAAAATAACCCACATAACACAGGCAATTTCAGTTTTACTTTTAATTCCTCGTGATTCACAATAAGCAACTTTAGCCAACATATTTACATCATTAATTGTATAATAATCTTCATAATTAAAATTATCTTGTGTTACATTAAGATAATTTTCAATATGAGTTAAAATTTGTTCTCCTGTGTTCTTTTCATTAAAAAAATCTGTTTTTTCATATTCATTCAAATTCAAAAAATCAATTTTTAAATTTCTTTGTTGTTCATAAATTGCCCCAACAATTAAACTATGATCTGTATTTAATTTCGCGCATTCATACATCTCTGTCATATAATTAACATTTGCATCAAAATTTTCAATATTAACACCATTAGGAACTCTTGCATAAACAGTAATACTTAAAATTAAACACAAAATAATTAATAAAGTTGAAATACGTTTAATCATAAATAATATTTATCCTTTTTATTTTTGTTCTTTTTTCGGCGAATTAGGAAGTGGCATCCAGTGGGTGACAATCACAGGGTATCCTTTCCCCATTTTTCTTTCAATCCCCCAGTGATCTTTGTAGTTGTGTTTAAAGTTGGAATATGCAAGGCCATCAAGTCCATAAATTTTGTTGTTACCCCAATATTCAGGAGCATAGACAAAATACCATCCATCCTTTTCCGGCAACCTCTCCTTGACGCTAATCCAATCATTCATGCTGTCCGCCCTCCCCATCTCGAATTTTCTTTTTCATCTCTTTTGCGGCTCCTTCGCCTACACCAAGAGCATACGAATAAATCATCCAGCAAACGAAGCTTCCTACCCAGCAGAAAACCAAAACAGGCATCGGGACTATAAACCATCCGTTTGCTTTGACAATAGACAGGATGATGCCCAGAAAAAGAAGCAGTTTAATCATCATCGTAGCCCTCCCCGTCGTGGATGTTATTTTTTCGTACACGTTCCCATCTTCTGTAATTCGCTTGGCTTATTTTTTCCCGATGCTGATCTGTCAGGGTTTTCCCTGCATTATGATAATGTTGATGTGTTGTAAATGGGACGAGGGCCAGATTCTCTTTTCGTGCATCCAACTTGTTTTCGTTGATGTGGTGGACAATATACCCATCCGGGATTTCTTCTTGTAGCCAATACATCATGAGTAATCTATGAATTGAAATTTTTTTATCGTAAATGCAAATTGATGGATAGTCTCTACGTAAAACTATTTTCTTTGTACTGCAAATCGGTTTATCACTATACCATAACGCAGCGTTAATTAGCTCGTTTTCAGCATAAATCGCATTACAGCAGTTTACAAGTTTCACTTTCCTTTGTTCATTAACTATCATCTTTTCCTCCATCGAATTTGTTGCCGATGACCTCAATTCCGCTCGTTGACAGATGTATATTTACGCCCATGCTTTCAGTGCCATTCAACCAAACACAAAATCTATTCCACTCTTGATCATAGCATACAGAGGCTTCTTTTTGTTCGCCGTTCCAGTTCGTCCAATGGATGATATCCCCCTCGAAAATCTTCGTTCCGTTCTTATCGGTCATTCCGGTGTACTGACAAACCGTGGAGGGGTCAACTTCAACACGCGTCCCTGTAATATCATGAATATCACAAATTTCATGTACATCAAGTACACCTATTGGGCCTATGTAATACCCTTCTACCCACTCGCCAGACAAAAGAGACTTCCCCTTAAACAAAATCTCACGCACTTTTCACAAACCTCCCAGTTTTTACGTCTCTATTCGGTATAGAAGTTCTTTTCCTTTTATTGGACTCTTGCATTTCCCATGTAATCCATTCACAGTTTCCTGGTTCATAGTTCCCATCAACATTTTTTCTTTCAATAGTTAATTCATCGCTATATCCATTTTCTAATGCCCACAAATAAAACCGTTCAAAATCTTCCCACTCTTTACACACAGAAATTCCACGCGCTCCGTAGTTTTCATAGCCAGTTGCCGTTTTATATTTGCAACGAGATATCATACCTCTCCAAATCCTATAAATTCTCGTTCCCGCCATCCCGTGTTTTTTGTTTCTTTCAGATAGTTCAATATATCTTTGACATCCACAAGACTTTATTCTTCCGCTTTTCAAATTTGCGCTAATTTGCACTGTTTCTTTTCCACATTCACATTTACAAAGCCAATATCGAGTGTTTCTTTTCCCTAAGTGATGTACTCCTAATACGGTTAATTTCCCGAATTTTTTCCCTGTAATATCAATCGGCTTCCCCATACTGCTCACCTCCATCGCTTATCCGCTTAGCTTTGAAAAGGATTTCTCTCATTCTGTACCTCCGATGATCTCGTCAAGGGTGATGATTTCATTTGAGCGAAGAGAAGGGAACAAAGAGAGGTCGAGTGTTGCAATGACAAGTTTCCTGTTGAAAACTCTAATGCCGAAGCCATACATCTCAATGCTTTCTGCCTCTGAGTATAACATCTTGATAGCCTTCGCCCTCTCCACCTCCTGCTCCGTCCAGCGGGGCTCGCGGATGATGTAGTCAGAGTGATTGATAATATAACAAAGTTCACTGGAGGTCACTTCCCCACCATGTACATTTCTAATTTTTCCATCTGGGCCGATAAGATAACTTTTCACTTCGTCAAATGGGAAATCATTAAACTGGAAGCTCTGATTTACCTCCACCCTAAGCACCTCGCAAATTCTCGGCTTGTTCATGTTGGCCTCCTCCATATTAGATACAGAAAATATTTTTTCCGTCTCAGAGTTTTGAAACTTTATAGACATTTTCTTTATTGTTTCTTCGTTTATCAAAATGAATTGTTTTTGTATTCATTTTTATTTATTTACTAAATAATTCTTGATATATTTGGCTTGTTATTACATCTTGGCTATCTTGATATTTACCTTGATATTTAGTTAAAACTTCACCAATAATAGTATGATAATAAATTTGACAAATGTCAATATTTGGATAAATCACTATTGGTTGAACACAACTTAATTCTAAAGTCCAATATCCTCTAAAACCAATATCTCCAAATCCAGCAGAAACATGTACAAATAATCCTAAACGTCCGTGGGAAGATCGCCCTTCTAACATAGGAACAAGATTTTGAGTTTCAGTATATTCATTGGTTCTACCCAGATATACTCTTCCAGGTTCTAACAACAAACCTTCTTCAGGAATTTCAACAATATGATAATCATTATTGATTTTCATATCTAATTTTTGTTTGTTGTAAACTAATAATTTATTGTTTAAAGTTAAATTATAGCTATTAGGATTAAGTTTGTTAAAATCAAAAGGATCAATAATAATTGAATTTCCTAATCGTTTATAAATTGCATCTCCAGTTAAAATCATAAAATATTTTTATACTCCTTTTGTTTTAATCAAGCATATCTCTTGCTCTTTTCAATCTTTCTCCAATAGCTTTTCTTTCTTCTTCTGTTAGCACTCTCTTCTTTTTAGGAGAAATAAATTTAAACCAATCAAAAGGTACATGTGCAACAATACTTCCATCAGAGTTTTTTTCAAAATCAACTAAATCAGGATAAATTTCTTTATATTGCTCAATTTTTGAAATAAATTTACGTTCGCTTGTATATAAAGTGCATTTTTCTTCTCCAACGATTCTTTCAATAGAAGTTTCTTTCATGATTATATCTCCTTTTTATTCTTCTATATTTATACCAATTTCATTGGCATAATGAACCTTAATATCAAATTCTTCTTTAAGAATGGTTATTGTATCGTTTGGATTTCCGTAAAAAAATTCTTTGTGTTTATTTTCTTTGTTTACTCTTTTTGAGTCCAATCTTTGATGTATCTTTGTTTCTATATCAAAAACATTTTCTGAAAAAACCAAACCATTACATTCAAATACAAAAGGTACGCTGGCACTTGATAATTCAGACAACCTAATTAAAGGATTTAATCTTCTTGTGCAACCAATTTTATACATACCTGGCATAGATTTAGTAGTTGCTATATACAACCATCCAGCTGAACTATGATTAATTCTCCAATCAATCTCATTTTGTCTTTTATCAATTTCAGCGAGCTTATTTTTAATTTGTTCTTGATCTTCTTTTGTAATAGATTGGCTTAAAATTTTTTCTAAATCTTTTCTTTCCTTTTCAAGTCTTTTTTTCTCTTTGTCTGCTTCAAAAAGTAATTTTTCTTGTTCTCTTAATTTAAATCTTGCTTTTTTAGCTTCTTCTTTTTCGTTAATTTGCGCTATTTTTTTATCTAATTCTAATTTTAATAATCTGATACTTAAATGTAAATATTCCTCGTTAATTTTTACTCCAATTATTGAAGCCTTTTTATTACATCGGTTAAAATTATTAGTGATTAAATCTATACTTCTTGACAAATTTTGAGAAGTTACGCTTTTTTTCTTTCTATCAAAAAAAGAATTAAATCCAAACAATAAACTTTCACAATAAGAATGTTGAAATAAAATACCTTTTGCTAAAGAATGATCTACTTTATACTCTTTTATAATTATATATAAAGCATTTCTCGATATAAGTTGAGCCATTTCTTTTTTAATTTGATCTATCTTAGTGTTAATCTCAACAAAAGAAGTAATTTCAGGAATATATTCTATTCCTATATCTTGTAATTCAATTAATCCTTTATTAGTTCCTAATAAATTTATTGTTTCATCTAATTCTTTTTTATAAATTTGAAGTTGTAAATTAATTGTATTTAATTCTTCTTGTTTTTTATCAATTTCTAATTGTATTTTATTATTTAATAATTTTTGAATAAAAAAATTAAACATATCGTATTCCCTCATTATCACTTTATTGTTTATAATAAGATTAACATAATTATGTTTAATTGTCAAATTATTATTTTTATAAATTATACCAAAATATAACGATTATTATTAACAATTTTGACGAATATTATTAATAATGCCAATTAATTTTGTCTTTTTTCTCTGGCGGACAACGATAAGCAAGCCAAGATTCTCCGTACTCTTCCAGTAAATAACCCTGGACTGATATGCCTTACAGGACAAGGTGTTTTCCTCTGTCCCAATATAATAGTCTCCACTGGCTTTTCCCCGGTTCTTCAAGATTTTGTACCCATACAGGCTCTTCATTCATCTCCCACAGTTCTTCCAATGTCAGCGGTTCATTGCTGGGCTGTGGAATGGTGAGTATACTATCTATATCATCCTTGAAATCTGCATACGTCGCTGCCCATGATACAGGAGCAGTTTCGTTATTCCAAGTATCAAAAATCCGCTTATTGTATAGTTCTTGCAACATATCAGCATCAATTGGTCTCATTCTTAATCTTTCCATCCATGTGCGCGCCACAAGTGGGACAAATTGCAATATTTGAAATGAATTTTGATCTAACATGACAAACACTGCAAGTTCCACACATACAACTTTTAATTAGTCTATTTGGCCCTAAAAACTCCCATCTCCCGTGCCTCACCTCCGCAACGTCGGCGGCGGGGATGTGTGCGATTTCGCTCCAAGCCGCAACATAGTCTCCGCTGGTTCGCTTGACTACATCTAATGCTGCCGCCCTCTCAATGTACTCCTTCATTCCTTTTCCCTCCGTAGTGCGGCCTCAATTTCCAAAATCGAGAATGTATGACTTAATGGCTCTGCATTCGGTATTTCAGTCTCCGCCGTGATAAATATATTTTCAGGCGTGTAATCCTTAATAACCGCATTGCACCGCAATCCTACGCTGCTCTTGTATGAAATTTTATACCCAGGTTGGCACGGCAGCACTACGCACCGCCTCTCTCTGTCCGCCAAGGCCAGTTCCCACAGGCGATCAAATGAAACCCCAAAAATATCCTCAATGATTTCTGAAAAGGTCATATCAAACAGGCTGCATTTATTCATTTTACAATTCCTCCTTCTTATCGCGTGGCTTCTGAATATTCCACTTTTCTGTGCTGCCGGGATATTCTGATGGGATAACCATAATTCCATTCTTTCTCATTATTTTCTTCATCCGCTCCAACTCAAGTTGGGTTTCATGGCAAATTACTTTTTCTTCCTGGTACATTTTCTGCAACTTCTCATTTTCAGCCTGGAGCGTGGAGAGGGCGGTAGCAGCATCAAGCGCAACGCCCCTTTCCAATTCTTTCCCTTCAAAATATTCATTTAGTTGCTCAATCAGTTTCTCAATGTCCATCAGGTGTCCTCCTCTCCCTCCGGCGGGCGGTTGGAATTTTTCAACCTATATCCCTCATCAAATGCGGACAAGAATTTATCAAGAATCCGGTCCCGCAGCTTGTTATATCTTAACAGGTTATTGTGGCTTCCACCTTTGCACGGTGCGGGCAACTTTCCAAGCTCCCTCATCTCAACGATCATGCGGGTTATGTCTTGATTGATATCATTCATCTTTCAGCGTCTCCTTCCACCACGTCCCGTCTGGTTTATCCCTCCGAATGCTTTTATAAAATGCACATTTACTTGCTTCGGTTATGTTAAAGTGAGCACTTGGGCAAGCATCCTCGAAAGCACAACTGTCGCAAATATCAGCCATCTTTCAGCGCCTCCAATCTCTCCATCACCATCTGCACGGCCTCGTCCGTCATGGGAGCGCCGCAGGAAGGACAGAAATTTCCATCTTTCACAAAAAGGGAGATCGCAAACGCTTCGTATCCACACTTTGAGCATTTAACAACAGCAAAATGATCTATTTCGCTTGTATGACTATATTTCCACTTCCCCCTCCACACCTTCTCCACCTGCTCCCGGCTGACAGGACGGAGGGCGGAGAGGGCGGCTTCCTGCCATGCGTTTACCCATTCTGACAATGTTTCGGTTTCGATGTGTTCGCAAATCTCGTTGACGTTCACATCAGCAATCAAATCTTTTAGGCTCACTCCATCCCCTCCTGCGTCATCTCTGTTCTTCCCTCCCCGGCCTAAATATCACAACCATGCTCGAAAACGGTGCACTCCATTTGGCGCCGCTAAATTTTAGTCGGCCGGGCACAAACCGGATCTCTGCCTGGTGATAGATGTACCGGTGAAACCACTGCGTGTCCGTCCTGGCTGGCAGCAGCATCACAACCGTGGCACCTTCTGAAACGCTGGCAACCGCTTTTTCGACCCATTTCCCGATCCTCCGTCCATAGGGAGGATTGCACCATACAACACCGGTCCAGGGAAAAACAAAACTCTGCATTGAGTTGGTCAAAAAATGCTTGCGGTGTTTCCCAGAGATCCGTTGTGCTGGTAAACATTCCTTTTGTAATACTCAATCTTTTCCCTCCAACATCGCCAATTCTCCACCACAAGCCATATATCCACAACAATCTATCCAACTGTCTATATGATTTTGATTAGAAGACGCACGAGCAATTTTTAATAAAGCCATAAGTAAAGCTACTGTTACTTCGTCTACTTTTACTTCTGTCCCATCAGCTACACATCTTGAACGAATTACAGGCTCCCAAAGTTTAGCAATTAAAGAAAAAGAATTTTCAGGTCCACCATATTCTTTGTTACGATCTTGCGAAACAATTCTTTCTGCTTCTTCAAGAATTGCTTCACGTGAATCAAATATATTTTCTTTTACATATTTTTTCATATTTTCTCCTTTTTTTTACATTATTTTTTTATTAATCCATGCAATAGCAAATTAGAAGAATATAATCGCTCTAATTATTCTTCGTGACTGATTCTCTTTCGTTCGCCAAAACTGCAATACTCATCCCACTGGTGTATCAACATTATGTGCGGACATTCACAAAGAGAAGTTTTCCCATCACAATCAAAGGAAATTTTACTCTCTTTGCCATACTTGCACTCCCGACACCTGACCACAGGCACGGCGTCGATGGTGGGTAGTGCGTCAAGCACAGGTTTCCCCTCTGCATCAATCGGTCGCATCGTTCAGCACCTCCAATCTCTTCTTGACAATTTCCCGCGCCTTGTCGGTATTTGCCGCCCCGCACTTGGGACAGAAATCTGGGAGCATATCAGGGTCGTCCTCCTCGTCAATGAGATGCCCGCACTTGCTGCATGTCCACATATCGTAGATCAGTTCTCCGTCTGCATAGCCGTCCGCCGAGCCCTCCCAGCTTCCGCCAAACACCCGCTCCATCTGCTCCTGCGTGGGTGGGGTGAGGGCGGTGAGAGCAATCTCAGCCATCTCTTTTCTCCTACGGTATAGAATGTCGTTCTCTCCCGGATTACTACCAAATCCGCTATCAAGCACCACTCGCGCCGCTGTGAGCTGTTTTTCAAAAAGGGTAATCGCTTCTTCCCGTGTCATTTTTATACGACCTTTCACTTTGTTTTTCTTTATATTATCTATTTATTTTATAATTGTCAAGC